GAGGCGCGCGCGACCCTCTCCTTCGAGGCGGTGACCGAGGTCGCCGCCTGACCTTTTTCGAGAAAGCCGGAGCCGCGAGCATGAGCGCACAGAAGGGCAAGGACCTCCTGGTCCGGGTGAGCAGGGGAGCTGGCGGCTTCGTCGCGGTGGCGGGCCTGCGCGCCCGACAACTCGCCTTCAACGCCGAGACGGTGGACGTCACCAACGCCGATTCCGCCGGGCGCTGGCGCGAGCTGCTGGCCGGCGCAGGCGTGCGCCGCGCCGCGGTGGCCGGATCGGGCGTCTTCCGCGACGAGGCGTCCGACGCGCGCCTGCGCCAGATGTTCTTCGACGGGGTGATCGACGCGTTCCTGGTGGTTTTGAATGTGCAAACACTTTTCTGCGAGGAAACCGCGAATGAGTGATGCGCACATCAAGCCCGGCACAGTGGCCTACTCGTACATACGGATGAGTACGGACCAGCAGTTAAAGGGTGACAGTCTGAGACGGCAGGCCGAACTCAGCCGGCAGTGGGCTGAGCAGCACGGATTGGTGCTGGACGACAGCCTGCGTGACATCGGGGTGAGCGCCTACAAGGGCAAAAACCGCAAAGAGGGAGCATTGGGCCGCTTCCTCGACATGGTGGAAACCGGTCGAGTGAGGCCGGGCAGTTATCTGCTCGTGGAGAGCCTGGACCGGCTGAGCCGCGATCAGGTGCTGGAAGCGCTGAGCCTGTTTTTGGAGATCATCCGTTCGGGCATCACCATCGTCACGCTGGCGGACAATCAGACGTACAGCCAGGAAACCGTGGGCAATGATTGGAGCAAACTGATCATCTCACTCACCATCATGGCCCGCGCCCATGAGGAGAGCCAGCGGAAGAGCGAGCGAGTGAGCCAAGCCTACGCCTCACGTTTGGCGAGGGCTTGGCAGGGCGAGTACAACATGAGTTGTGCTGTGCCCTATTGGATCGATGCAAAGCGCATCAATCGCGACCGCATCGAGTACACGCTGAACGAACATGCTGCGACAATACGTCGCATGTATGAGTTGGCAGCCAATGGTCTGACCCGCCACGCCATCTGTGTGGTGTTTAACTCTGAGGCAGTGGCAACGCTGCGGGCAGGCGATCACGGATGGAATGCTGCCGTGATCAACCGCATCCTCGATTCGCGCGAAAGCCTGGGAGAGTATCAGGCGCAGCGACGTGCCGACGGCAAACGCACTCTCGTTGGCGAGCCCATCCCTGGCTACTTCCCCGCGGTGGTGGATGAAGCACTGTGGATGGCTGCTCGTGCCAACAAGCGCAAAACCGCAACGAACAGGGGGCGCAAGGGAGATCGCTTCACCAACCTGTTCATCGGATTAGGCCGTTGCGTGCACTGCGGTGGTACGATGACCTATCATCGGAGCACTCAGGGCCAAGTGCGCAACAGCCTGAAAGACAGAGCATACTCACGCGCCTATTATAGTTGCAGTAATCGTAGGCGCGGCAAGGTATGTTCCGGTCCACACAAAGCATTTCACTACGATGCTATTGAACGCGCCATCCTCGATAACGTGGGCGAGTTCCGTTTGAGTGAAATCTTACGGATCAGGCGAGAGTCATCACCGGTGGCAGCGTTGGATCGGAAGATCGCAGCGCTGCAACGCAAACTGGAGGATGCGAGCCGGCGCGAAAGCAATCTGCTCAACCAACTGGAAGACGCTGATGAAGCGCTGCCGCTGATTATGGCTCGGATCAAAGAGCGGCAGCGGGAAAAGGTGGAACTGGAAAAAGAGATCAGCCTGCTGGATCGTGAAAAGATCGAAGCGGAACTGTCACTCGTGGAGACAGCCAGCGAGGCCGACATTCGCAAGATGCGCCGCGAATGGGGCTACGCTGACGACGCTCAAGCCTACATCATGCGGGCCAGGGTGCATGCTGCGCTGAGTTCCTTCATCGACTTCATCAACTTCGATGCGTCGCGCTGCGCTTACGAAGTCATCATTCTCAATAACATCCGCGTGTACCAGTTCGAGGATCACAAACTGGCGGCTAAGATCGATCTCAGCGATCAGATTGGCGCAAGAGAGGATGGGTTGATCGATCCTACGGTGCTGGCCAGCAACGGCGTAGATCGTGAAGTGAGGCCAGATCGGATTGAGGCGGCTCTTAAACTGCGAAGGGCCCAGCCGGAAGCCTAGCCCCTCGCGATTAGTGAAGCCTCAAGAGCCGGCCAGCAATTGGCCGGCTCTTTCTTCACCGAACGCCGTCACAAAGCCCGTCAGCAGTTCCGCGAACAGCGGGTCCGTATGGTCGAGATACTGAGCCTCGGCATAGATGCGCTGTTTGCGCGTGGTCTGCTGCGCTAGCACCTGCTCGATGGTTTCGGCTTCCCCGTCGGTAGCGCGCAGCCAGATGTCCTTCTTGTAGGTGATCACCGGCTGCACTGGTACAGGGATTTCCGAGAACGTGAGGGCTTCGGGATCGAACACTCTCAGGCCGAACTCATTGTGAGGCTTCTCGCCCTCCCATCCCTGCACCTCAATCAGCATCTGGTTCTGCGGGAACATGCGCTGCGGATCGGTGAACACGCCCTGTGTGATGTAACCCAGTTCGGTCTTGAGGCACGCAATCAGCACGCTGCCCTCGGCAAACGAACCTTCGGTGCGTGAGAAGTCGTACCAATCCACGCCATCGCTCTCGCGCCTGCAGAAGACAGTACCAGCGGGCACCAGAGGATGACCCTCTGGGCTCAGCACGGCATCCTGAGTGTACGGCAACCAACTGCCGTGATTTACGATAGTATATGTCATATTATGCGTATCCTACTGTGTACCAGTTTCCGTGACTGTCCTGCTTCTGCAAATACCTCCAACGACCACCACTCCAAGAGGTGGCGGCGGCGTAACTTGTGGTATAGCGTGATGTCAGTACACCGCCCTGATAGGGCTCAGCGTAACTGGTGTTGAGGTTCCAGTTGTTATCGAGATCGCCTGCGTAAACGAGACGAATGTCTTGGATGGCGTTGATCCAAGAGCGGTGAAGAATTTTATCGTGATCACCACCGTCCACGCTCACGCGCAGTGCACCACCGTCCCAGCCGAGACGAACCTTGTTCGTGCCCTGGTAAGGTCCACCGCTCTGCTCAACCGGGTTGAAGCCGATTGGAGCCTGACGGGTCTCAGCCCATGCACGAGCGCGATTTTCGATGCGGTCATGTACGTCACCGAACTGCGCAGTCCAGATCGAACCATTGTCGCGGAACTGGAACAAGTCACCAGTACCATTTGCCTGGATCGCAAGCCCACCCCACTCGCGCACGTTCATGTTCCAGATGCGAACACCAGGGTAATGCAGCGCGAGGTTCGGATAAGCCTTCTGGATTTGCAAATCACCCGTCATCGTGTCGCCGCCCCTGGCGACACGGTTGTTGGTGTTGTTGTCCATTCCACCAAGACGGTCCGAGAGCCACCCGCCCCACATCGAGCCGTGGACGTTGCCGTCGGTCGCGACAATGGCCGTACCGTTACCGGCGTAGAGGTTGCCGCGCGCGACAACGCCTCCGTCTAGGGCGACGCGCATATGCCAATTGCCTGCGGTGTTGTCCCACAGGTACACCTCGCCATTCTCACGGACCTGCCACTGCAGATCCCGCACGCCCGGATAGAGCATCCGAAACGACGGGTATGCCTTCTGGACCGTGAGGTCGCCCGTCATCGTGTCGCCGGTTTTGGCGACACGCTCGTTAGCCCGCGCGACCGACTCCTGACGTGCCCATGCCGATGAACGGTTTTCGATGTGATTGTACAGATCGCCAAACTGCTTGGTCCAAACTGCACCACCAGTAGTCACGTAGAAGAAGTTGTCGCCGTTATCGCCGTTCTGTAGGATGGTGGTGCCGCCGCCATCCACGGTCCGACGAGCACGCATGACGCCGCCACGAACGATGTCGATGGCAGCAGCGTTGAACGACGGGATGCTGTTGACGTACTGAACAGCACCTGTTGTCTTGTTGAAGAAGTTGGCGTTGCTGTTGTTGTTGGCTTCGTCGCGGCCACGGTTTGCTTCTGAGGTGGCGAATGTCTTCGCCTCGTCGCGACGGGCGGTCGCCCATGCATTCGCACGGTCTTCAATGCGGGTGTTAACGTCGCCAATCTGCTTCAAGTACAGCGAACCATCACGGTTCAGGCGCATGCGCACATCGCCGTTGTCACCGTTGCGGAAGTACAACTGACCATCGTTCACGGCCATGATGTTCCAGTGCTCGAGGCCGCCGTTGAACAGGCTGAGTGCGGGCTGAACATTGCCGTAACTTGTACCGCCATTCACCCAAATGCTGCCGTTGATCGTGGGCGTGGTCTTGGTGGCGTAGTAGGCGGCTGTGTTGGCGTTGGCTTCATCACGGCCACGGTTGCCATGCGCCGTTGCAATAGTATCTATGCGGGTAGCGAGATCACCAATCTGCTTGGTCCACACGGTGCCGTCATCACGCACACGGAAGACCCAATCGCCGCCTGATCCGAGGAAGCCGATGCTGCCGCTGTTGTTGTGGACGTAACGGTTGCCCTCGTCGGTATCGCGCATTTGGATAGTCGAGGAGGTCTTGCCTTCGCCTACGATCACGTCGGCAACGGTGCGTAGGTTGCCATCGGCGTAGATGTCAGCCGAGTAGGTGCGGAAACTCTCGGACTGCAACGCCGCATACTTGTAGGGTGTGCCGGAGCCGTCGCCGGAACGTAGAACGACGTTGTGCGCGCCCGGGTCGCTGTAGATGTTGCCGTTGCCGGTCCCGAGAAGCACGCCGGCGAAGCGAGGAGTGGAGTTGAGATCAGCCTTGGTCGCCGGGTTGAACGTTCCAGTGTGCCAAGCGGTCTGACCGTTGACCTTGAATGCACCCTTCACGTCGAGAACACCTGCACGGCTATCCCAAATGCCGTTCACCGTTCCATCGTGGGTCGTGAGTGCTAGGCCGTAGTGGCTGCGCAGTTTGGTGTTGTAGGTGCTGTAATTGGCTCCATCACCTGTGCCGGCTTCAAAGCCGTTCGTGCCGATGCCAGCAACATACAGGCCGCCAGAGAACACGCTGCCAGCGAGATCCGCCTTGAGCGCAGGATTGAAGTTGCCTGTGGTCCAGATGGCACCGGCACTGCCGCTCTTGAGCGTGAAGTCCTCGCTCGCACCGTCGCTGGCGCGGACCTGACGGAACAGCCAGTCATTGCCACCGCCCACGTTGCGGCTGCTGAGGATCATCTTACGGCGGAATGTGTTGGCTGGGGCGCCTGTATCTTCCAGGGTGAGGATTGCATCGCTGTTGAGCGTGATGCTGATGGGGCTCTTGAAATTCTTGCTTGCTACGCTCTGTGCGAGGAAGTTCACACCATCGCAAACGACCGTGACCACCTGACCAATTACGATCTCGCCCTCAGCCAACTGACTACCATCTGCGCGAAGCAGTGCGCGAGTACCAGCACCGTTGATGTTGAGGGTGCTCGCTCCAGTATTAGTGTGGTTGGCGAAGAAGCGGAAAATCTCGCCCTTCACATAGCCGTTCTGTAGGGGCTGCTCGTAGGTGAGAACGTAAGCGTTGGCCGATCCCGTGCTGCTTACCATCGCATTTGCATGGTCGTAGCCGCGCTTGATCGCACCCATCATGGCGCGAACCACGCCACCAACCTGAGACGGCAGAATGCCAGACGGGAAGCCGCTGGGAGCGGGCTGAGTGTTGTTGCTGTCTGTTTGACTCCAACTGGAGTTAGTTAGATCTGCCATCTTTCACCATTTTCTTATTGTTGTTGGAGGCCCTGCTATTTACCGCAGAACCTCGAATTCGTTACTTTGCCTTCTTTTCGTTGCGGGCGCTGATTGCTTCCGTGAGTGCAACAATTCCTGCGCGGGTGGCATCATCCACGCCAGGGCTACCAGCGTACTGATGCAGCGCCGCAATGGTGCGCTCGATGCCGCCACGCTGCACCTGAGCGCGAGGCAGGTTGGCCACGAGGCTCACAACGGTGGGGTTGGTGAGGAGGCGATCACCAATCTTGGCTGCTGCACCCGTGGTGGCCATGCTGCCGAGGCTGCTCATCACCAGGGCTGTGTTGCCGGCGAGTACACCACCCACGGGCACGCCGATGGCTCCGAGTGCACCCACGATGGTCTGCACGTTGCTGGTGTTGCTGCCGTTCGCGCTCTTGCCATAGCGCTTCACGTTGGCCGCGATTCGCGCAAGGCGGTCGAGATCAGCGCGGTGTGCCTCGTTGGCAGTGCCGTCGAACAACGCGCTCTTGGCCTCGGGGCTCATGTCGTTCCAGCCCTTGAGGAACTTGGTGCTCGAAAAGCCGTCCGTGGTGCTGCCCAAGCGCTCCACGGTGGCAGCGGTGAACTGGTCCCAAGCCTCGTTGCCCTGGCCCTGTAGGATTTGCCTGCGAGCAGCCGCGATCCTGTTGCCGCCCTTTTCGCTGCCCTTGAGCATGTTGGTGAGCACGTCCTCGTCCACCTTGGCGGTGAGCACAGGTGCGAGGTTTTCCTTGACGTTGGTGGGAGAGCCTTTGGCCATGCCGGCACGGTAAGCGGCATCAGCCTCGTTCCATGCGGTGCGAGCACCGTTGCCGGCTGCATCAGCGGTTGCGCCCATCTCAGCGGTGAGCGCATCGTACATGCGGCCCAAGTAAGCCTGCTCAGCATCGTTGGTGCTGGTGCGCTGCATCTTGCCCACTTCGGTGCGGGCTCGCTTGATGCTCTCGAAGTTGGCTCCGTTGCCGATGTCCTCGTTGATCGCGCTCACACGGCGCATGGCCGCTCGGAGTTCGCTGCCGTAGGTCTCACGGCCGAACGCGGTGATGTTTGCGCTCTCCTGGGCCAGTTCAAAGCCGAGGTTGGCCATGCTGTTACCGGGCACCGGGGTGTTGCCGGTGAGCGTACCCACATTCTCATACTGCTGGTTGGCTGCCTGCTGGAATCGCGTCTGTGCGTTGGCTGCTTCCTGCTTGAGGGCCGCACCCACTTCCTGAGCCGTGCCGGCAGTGGCGTTGCGGTTGGTGCTGCTCGCGATGCCGCTCACGATCCTGTCGTTCTCAGCAGCGATGGCAGCGGCCGAACTCTCAGCCGCACGGTTGATGCTGTTGCCCAGCCCCGGAATGGCTCCGATGGCGCGCTCTGCGTATTGGGTAGGTGCGTTGCCCGTGACCATGCCCACGGTGGGCTCAATGCCGATGGCACGCATGTCAGTGGCCGCCTCGGTGGCAGCCTGAGTGCCAAAGCCGAGACCACGACCGGTGGCCTTGGCAATGCCGATGAGACCACGGCCGATGCCTTCACCAGCGGCATTGGTGCCGGCAGTGATCGCCGCATCAGCCACCTGCTCGCCTGTGGTGCGGGTGTCAGCGTTACCGTAATACCAGTTGATACCGCGCTGTGCTGCCTCGCGAGCAGCCGTGCCGCCGGCAGCCGCGCCAGCCATGGCACCGGGAACCGCACCCACACCGGCAGCAGCCGCGCCAGCGATACCGCCACCAGCAGCGCCGAGGCCACCGCCGATCATCTCAGCGAACAGCGGAGCAGCACCAGCAAGATCGCCCATGGAGGGGATCCAGCCCTTGTTGTTGTACTTCTGCCATTCGCCCTTTTCGTTCTGGTACTGGAAGTTGTCGCCATCGTAGGGCATGGCCGTGGGGTAGTGCTTGCGCAGCGCAGCCAACTGGTCCTCTGGCTTGCTGAGCGCATCCACCTCAAAGCGCACGCTGGCCGGTGCTTCGGCCTTGTCGTTCCACTTGAACTCGGGAACGGCAGCCGACGCGGACTGCGGCGAGGTGTTCAGCACGGGAGTGGCCAGCGCACCGAACGGGTTTGCCGCTTCACTATTCGTGGCGGGCTTCGCCTCGGCAGGAGCCACAGGCGCAGCCATCTGAACCGGAGTGGCGAGATCACCGAACGGATTGCCCGCACTGCCCGGCGTGCTGCCGATCACCTGAGAGGTCTGCACCGGAGTCGGTGCCGCGATGGGCGCAGTGGGTGCTACCGGGGTGGCACCAGTGAGGGCACGGAATGCCAGTGCATCAGCCTGCCCCTTGTCGGCCGTGGCCAACTGCGCAACGGGCTTCTCTGCCTCATTATTCGTGGGACCGCCCAGCGCGATCATACCAGCAAGGGGATCGGGTCCGAGGTTGAAGTTGTTGGCTTGGGCAATCTCGCGAGTGCTGGGGGCAGAGCCAGCAGCAGGAGCGGCACGGTTGCCGCGAGCAGGCTCAGCAGGAACCGCCGGGGTCTGCGCCGTGATGGCACTGATCTGCTCGGGGCTCATCGCTCCGATCTGACCGGCGAAGCGGATGCCATCCCCAAGACGAGCACGAGCCACAGCGCCAGCGTTGGCCGGAACCTCGTACTGCTTGGTCCAAATGTCGTTGCCGGCCCTCACGTCGTCGCCAGCGGCCAGCAGCGCCTTGAGCACATGCCGATGGCTGCCCTGCAACTCGTTGCCCACGTGGGCGATCTGAGCGCGGGGATCAGTCCACGACGTGCCCATCTGCTCAGCCGTGCGACGCAGGGCCGTTGCTCGACCCTGGTTCCACTGGCCCATGCCGATGCTGTCGCTACCGTCGCGACCATCCTTGGGGTTGATCGCGGCGGGGTTCAGTTTCTCTCCGCTCTCACCAATCATGGAGCCCACCGCACCAGCGGCAGTGCCAGGAGCAACACCAAGTTCTAGGAACTTGTTGTAGAGCATGAGTGCGTTGGGGCTGATGTTTGTAGCCATTCTTGAGCGCGGCCTTTCGATGTTTTCTTGTTAGTTAGTTCTTCTGGTAAATCTGGCCGTTGTACTCGAACCTGTCGCCCGGCTTGAGAGCCTTGAACCCTGGATCGTCCTTGCTGGTGAACTTGGGCAGACCAGCCGGACCAGCAGGTGCAGCCGGTGCGCCAGCAGCAGGAGCACCACCGCCGAGAGCGGTTGCGCGGGACGCTGCCTCAGCAGCGATCTTCTCACGCTCGATTTCGGCCGGGCTCTTCCATGGGCTGTGCAGTTCGGTGAGGTCCGGGATCACCATAGTGGGATCAATACCGCCGATTTTGCCTGCAAGTGCACGCTGGTTGTCACGCTGCTTCTCGTAAGTGCGGCGCTGGTCCTGGTACTTGCCATCCATGTTGCGCAGGATTTTTTCCTTGTTCTCTGCGCTCATGCCGCCACCAGTGAGGGCCTGATTGATTGCCGCGACCATGCCTTCGGGCATGCTCTGCGTCTTCGCACTCAGGGTGGCCACTTCGTTCTGGCTCACAACGGAGCCTGGATCGTTCAACTTGTACCAGTCGAGCACCAACTGAGCCGTACCAAGGCCGCTGTTGTCATTGTAAGCGCGGTCGAAACCGGCGCGGATGTTAGTGGCTGCTAGGAACTTCTTGTTGTACTCGTTGGCATTCCAAGTGGCGTTCATGTCCTTGGCGCGGTCATCGAACGTCTTCTTGTCGCCGCTGGCATCCTTGAGGCCCTGTTCCTCGCGGCGCAGTTCGCTCTCGCGCTGCATCTTGAGGAGGTCCGTGGGCAACTGACCCTGTGCGCGACCCGCGCTCTCAGCCTGTGCCACCTGACCCTTGCCGGCCGCGTAACCCGGTGCGGCACTCATCGAGCCATCCGGCATGAGCACCTGACCGTTGCTGAAAGCGTGCTTCTCCAACGCGAGGGCTTGTTCGCTCAGGGCATTGGCGTGGGCATCGTATCCAGCAGCGCGAGCCTGACGGGCCTGATCGTTCAACTGCTTGATGCGAGCAATCGCGACAGCACCAGCATCGGCGGGCGCGTTGGCAACAGGAGCCTGAGGAGCCTGTACAGGGGCGGCAGGGGCAGCCGGCGCACCGGGAGCAGCCGAGGCAGCGCTTGGCCCTGGTGGGGTAATCTGAGGGCCAGGAGCCTGCGCCGGGGGCCTGATGTCCATGGGTGCACCGGGTGCAGCAGGACCGGGAGTGCCAGGTACAGGGCCGGGCATCGCGCCGGGCGTGGTGTTGATCGCCGTGCTGCCAGCCGCGTTGGGGTTCACAGTGCCATTGTAGGCAGCACGAGCAGCAGCCTGCTGCTGAGCCTGCTGGGCCTGGATCTGATGCAGCGCGGTGTTCGCGCCCATGTTGCCGATTTGGGCCTTGAGGTACTGACGCTTGAGGCCGTCATCCTGCGAGCCCTGGTAACTGCGGGCGAACGACTGCACGCCATCACCCAGCGCACCCATGAAGTTCTGCGGGGTGTAGGAGGGACCGCCAGCCTTCATCATGCTGCCGCCGAGCGCGATCAGTCCCTGACCGAGGCGCGAACGCTTCTCAGGGTCATCGAGACCGAGGCGGCTGAGGAAGCCACCAACCGGGTTGGCGTTGGGGGCAGCACCATTGCCGCCGCCACCCATGCCGAGAAGATCGAGAAAACTCATTCCTGCCTCCGTTACTTGGCCATCAGGCCAGCAATGGAGCCAATTGCACCCATCGCCTGCGCGCCGTTGTTTGTGTAGATCGGCTTAGTCTGTGTGCCGCTCGTGTTATTGAAGCCGCCACCATTGAGGATGTTGGCCTGATTGATGAGGCCCGTCCAAACAGCATTCTGTTCGGCGTTCCACTTGTTGATGTCGTCCTGAAGGAACGCACCCTCACGCGCCTGCTGCGCCTGACCCACGCCAAGCAGAGCCTGCGAATCCGCGTAGTCGTTGGCGCGTAGTCCCGGAGCCATACCGGCAGCCTGCAACTGCTGACCCACCTGCGCGTTCTGTGCAGCAGTCTGACCGTTAGCAGCGTTCAACTGCACGCCAGCATTGCTGATCTGGTTCGCGAAGTCCTGATTTGCCATGTTGGCACCAGTGGTCATCGCGCCAATGCGGTTGGTTGTGTCGTACTTGTACAGATCGCCAAGCGCGTTCAGGTAGTTGAGGTTGTTGGTCTGCTGCGCTGCGCTCTGGTTGCCCAACTGGTTCGCAGCATTCAGCCACAGAGTGCTGGCCGCATTGCCGAGGTTGCCAGCGTTGAGAAGTGCGTTGTTATTGGTCTGCTGCTGCTGAGCGTCGATGTTCGCCACGTTCTGGCTTGCATTGATCATGTTCTTGGCAACGCTGTCCGCAGTGCTGGCCTGTCCAGCCAATGCGTTCAGGCGCTGACCCTGCTGGGTGTTGTCGATGTTGGCCCAGTTCTGGTTGGCGTTGATAGCGTTCTTGGTTGCGCTATCTGCAAAGTTGCCAAGACCCGTCATTGCCGCAAGGCGCTGAGCCTGCTGGCTGTTGTCGATGTTGGCTACGTTCTGGCTGGCATTGATCGAGTTGCGAGCAATGGCATCCGCAGTGTTGCCCATGCCGGTGATGGCATTGAGACGAGCCTGCTGCTGCTGAGCATCGATATTCGCGGCGTTCTGGTTCGCAGAGATCGCGTTCTTTGTGGCCGCATCACTGGTGTTGCTGAGGCCAGTGATAGCAGCGAGGCGCTGAGCCTGCTGGCTGTTGTCGATATTCGCAATGTTCTGGCTGGCAGCGAGCGCGTTCTTAGCCACGCTGTCGGCAGCGCTACCCATGCCAGTGATGGCATTGAGACGCGCCTGCTGCTGCTGAGCGTCAATGTTCGCAGCGTTCTGGTTGGCAGAAATCTGGTTGCGGGTGGCTGCGTCGCTGGTGCTCGACAGGCCGGTAAGCGCGTTGAGGCGTGCTGCCTGCTGGCCCTGATCCGTGCTGCTGAGGCTGTTGAGCGCGTTCTGTACAAGGCTGGCGTTCTGGTTGTACAGATTGCCGATCGTACCCTGAGCGTTCAACTGGTTGGTGCGCTCGTTGTTGTAGTTGTTGTACATGATGTTGCCAGCATTGGTGGCCATGGCATTTGCCGTGGTCTTCTCCGCGTCGTTGCGGAGGCTGGCGTAAGCACCCGAGCCAAGGCGGCCCGCAGCAGCCATGCGGCTGTCGATGCCCGGAGCGATGCTGGTGTTGAACTGGTCAACGAAACTCTGGTTGGCGTTCTTGACCGCCTGATCCAAGTAGGGGTTGCTGTTCAGGAAATCGCCATTGGCCGTGCTCTGCAGCATGCTGGCCGCAGGATTACCGTTGGTGGCGAGGAACTGAGCGAATGCACCCTGTGCGCCGAGAGCGCTGTTGGTGTAGCCGGTGGCGTTCTGGAAGCCTGCCAGTGCCGGGTTGTTGCCAGCGTTCTGGGCTAGTTTCTGCGCATCAGCGAGACTGCCGTTGGTGTAGCCGGTCTGTCCCTGGAACGCGGCAAGCGCCCGGTTCGTGTTGGCGAGTGCGGCGGCATCCTTGGCGTAGCCAAGTCCACTATTCGTGTAGCCGGTCTCGCCAGCGAACTTGTCCTGCGCGGGGTTATAGCCAGCGGTCTGCGCGAGGTTCTGTGCCCCTGCTAGGCTGCCGTTGGTGTAGCCGGTCTGTCCCTGGAAAGCCGCGAGCGCGGGGTTGTTCTGCGCGAGGGTGTTGGCCTGCTGCGCGAGACCCAACCCACTATTCGTGTAGCCGGCCTGGCTGCCGAAAGCGCCCACAGCGGGATTGTAGCCAGCAGCACCAGCCAGAGCCGCAGCGCTGCCGCCGGCAGCGTTGGTGTAGCCGGTGGCGTTGGCATAGCCCGCCTGTGCGGGGTTGCTCGTGGCATTGGCCGCAGCCTGCTGAGCCAGCCCCATGCCGGCATTGCTGCCGGTGAGGCCGTTCTGCATGAGGGCGTTGCCCGCGCTGTTGTTGATAGTGCCTGCCGCTGCTGCCGTGGCTGCTACACCGGGGTTGTTCCACTGCGAGCCCGAGATGAGCGCGTTCTGGCCACCGAAGCCGTTGGCGAGCGCACCGTTCGCGACCGCACCCACCATGCCAGTGTAAGGGTTGGCACCGGGGTTGAGGCCCTGCTGTAGGCTCTCGTAGGTGCTCTTAGGTGTGCTGTCGTAGGCACTGCCGTTCATCACGCCGTTGGCCACGCCCTGAGCGTTGCCGTTCAGCACACTGCGATTACGCGCGATTGCCTCGATGTTGGCGTATGCGTCCTGAGTGGGCTTACTCCAATCGATCACCGTGCTGCCCTGATACGGTGCAGGAGCACCGCTCTTGCGGGCCGCCTCGGCACTGGCGTAAAGATCAGCGTAGTACGGCTGAGCGCCTGCCCACGGCTCGGTCTTCTGATTGCTTGTTACGGTTTCCGTGCGTGTACTGGTTCCCATGCTTAACCTGCAATTCTTTTGATCAAATTTATTGACTGAAAATCGTATCCAAGCGGACGCAACGCCCGCTCCCAACCACGACGACCGCTTAGGATGATGCTTGTGCAGCCGCGTTCTGCTGCCCATTGCTCGACTACAGGACCAGCAATGTGCTCGATCTCGCTGAGATCGCCCGCAGCAAGAAAGATAAACAGGCTCTTGTTGAAAGGGTTTTCGTTGATCTGTGTGACACCCGCGCTATTCTCGGTACGCCACAGTTGATAGTTGCCACGAACCAGTTGGCCCACGAGCAGCGCTTCATTCACACGGCCATCGCCGTATGCCAGCGCTTCAAGAAGAATGTCGCGGCACTCGAAATAGTTGGCTAGAACCTCTTCAACGTTCGTACTGCAAAATCTTACGTTCAAACCGCCACCAAATAAGAAACTGTTCTGTCTGTCTGCGCTAGGTTACGGTGCGTGATTGTGAACGTACCGGGGCCATAAGCACTGATGAAGCAAGCGCCGGAAGCAAGTTCCGCCGCTGCATTGGCTGTCATGGGCGTGAGCGCAACCGCGCTGTTGAAGCCCATTTGCAGTTCCGTCACCACGGTTTGGGTGGCGTTGCGGGCAAGTGTGACCCTGCCCTTGATATTGGTCTTGCGCTCAAGTCGGTTTGATTGATCAATTACCTGCTTGAGATCGCCATCTGCACGAGTTGCCATGCAGGTATTTATCTCGTGCCCGTGGGAACCGCGTCGATTTCCACGCCCATGGCCATGGTCCAACCGCCGCTCAATGTGAGGCGGTAGCGGTGATAACGAGCATCGCTGCGGAGGGGACACCAACCGTTGGCATTGATGGGCGAGCCAGTGCCGTACATGGTGTTGGCCTGCGGCGTGGTCTTGCCGCTCACCTGCACCATGACATCGGCTCGGCCGTGCACCTTGGGGCTAACGCCACGCACGAGAGCACGGTCGCCGCGCACGCCCTGGATTTGCTGCGCCAGCAACTGAGCCGTGGCGTATTCGCCGGTCTCGATGGTGGCCAGCATGCTGGGACCGGAGAACGAATAGATGGTACCAGCATCGTTCATGGCAGCGAGGAATGCGCGTCCACCGCTCCACACCGGGCTATCCAGCGAAGCAGGTACGAGTTCAAGGCTGCCGTAGCGGTCCAGCGCAGCCAACGTCTCAGGAAGGCTGAGGCTGTTGAACAGAAACTGCACCGGGCTTGCACCCGTGCTCCATGTGCCAGTGTCGTAGTTGAAGATAAGAAACTGATCCGGCACAAGATCGTAACTGTCGATACTCGCGTACAGCCAGATCACCAGTTTGTTATGGGGATCAATGCTCACTGTCATACGGTCAAAGCCGGCCTGATTGCTGTTGGCCTTGAACCAAGCATCCACCTTGCCCTTACCGATGGGTGTGAGGCGGTCGTTTTCCAGCATGTAGAAGCCATCTTCTCCGTAGAAGAAGATTTTGCCATCAGCGCTGATCACGCTTTGCGGGATCGCACAGCCCTTGTTCTGGTAGATCGTCTTGAACTCGAAGATGGCTGGCGAGCCCACATAGACCATTTTCACGATCTGGCTCTTGAGCAGCACAGTGCCTTCTTCGCCACCGATCACCGCCTGAACCGGGCCACCGCCTAGAATGTCCTGAAAGTCGGCCTGCGTGGTGGCTGAGAAATTCCAGTCCATGGGATTGCCGATGGCGCTCCAACGAACACGGTAGGGCACAGCACCGTCGAAGGCATCGAAGGTGTTTCCGACGAGCACGAAGTCGCGCAGCGTAGTCACGTATCGCGCCTTCACCAGGGTGGTGAGGTCAGCGAAGCGAGTGCCCTTGGTTGCGTCGATGTACTGCGGGCTGTCCGAGTAGTTGGTGCCCACCACAAGGCCGTATGCCTCGGTGAAGCGCCAGCCCTCGATCTCGGCCGTGTTGTAGCCGGCAGGGCGGCTGATGTCGGCCCAATTCGAGGTGCCGGGGTCTTGGGTGAAGAGGTTCCTCTGGCTGGCCGCATAGACGTGCGCGTTGCGCAGGTTGTCCAGCAACGCGATAGCCGCATAGGGGCGGCTGGGCAGTGAGGTGGGCGCGTACAGTTCAGGGCTGGGAAACGGCTTGTAGAATGCGCCGCTGCCGGGAATCACGTTGTGGGCGAGGGTAACGCCGGGATTGTTGAGCGCGGGCTGGTCAGGCAGCCATTCACCGAACGGCACATTGAGGCTCATGCGAACCTCCGTGTCTGTAGCGTACTGCCGCTGAAGGAGCCACGAGCATGGTCGGCCGCGAGGTTGCCCAGAGCCACACCCAGCAGCGTGGCATAGGAGGCCTGCTTGTCCGCATCCTGTGCCCAGATCGCGTACTCAACGAGCACCGCGTACAGGTACACATCGGGGAAAGTGGCCAGCAGCCAGTTGGTGGGGGCGGCCTCGGTGAGGGCCGGCACGCGAGCGTAATATGTGAGGGCGACGGCCAAATCCTTGGCCGGGCGGCTCTGCAGGTGCACGGCGCTGCCAACGATCGCATATTGCTCGGTTTCACCAGGGGTGGCGTTGAGCGCGTCGATGCTGGCCAGCGTGAGTGGCTTGTGGTTCACTTTTAGTGAGCGGCCCTCTTGGAAGTCCGCAGGCAGCGGGAACGAAGCCGCATCCCGTGCGACCGCGATCTCGACGTGCTTCTCGCTCAGTCGGTGCTTGATGCTGCTGGCAAACTTACTCTCAGCCAGGGCGATCAGCGTGTTGATGGGCAGATCACTACGAACGGCGTAGTCGGCAACTGCGGCCTTGAGTTCTAGGATATTCGCCAGCGCCATGCTTACACCTTCAAAGTGTTGGTGCGCAGGTGCTGGAAGTCGCTGTCGTTCAGGCGGCGCTTGAATGCTGCATCGTCATCGAGGACGCCTTGCTTCTGCCAATCCCAATACATGCCCGTTGGGATCGTTGCGACCTTAACGAGGTCGCCCATGCTGCTGCTCTTGCTGAAATCGGCCTGAGCGCTCTTGTTGGCATCAAGGACCGCATCAACTTTCCACTCGGTTTCGATGATGAGGTGTTCGCCGTTACGGATAAACCAAATGCGCTTGTCGGGAGAATCCTCCCATAGAATACGTTCGCTCACTGAAACACCTGTAATATGAATTCAAATAAAAATGGGGAGAGCCCAAGCGGCTCTCCCCGCCCCATCAATGATTAGGGCTGAACGTCTGCAATCTTGGCGTTGCCGAGTTCGTTCTTGCTCTCCAGGGTCCACTCGGTGAGCAGTGCCTTGCGGTCTGCGTCGGTGGTCTTGGCGAGGTCTTCAGTCTTCATCGCGCGCAGGGTTGCGATGGCCCACAGGCTGGGATCGAACAGGATCACAGTGCGAGTGCGCATGTAGCGGTGCGGGATGATCTCGTGGCGGCCGAAATCGCTCACGTACACGTCAACGCCAGCCGTTACGGTCTGGTCCTTGCTGAGGGTGTACTTGGTGGCGTTGC